CCCCTCCCCCCCATATAAGTAAACCTCACATAACAAGACCCAAAAAATCCAAGTGTAAAGTTTCACTTGCGCTTGACAGCTCGGTAATTTTAGGCATAATGTTTTAGTTATGGACACTATACCTTTGAAACATACAAAGTGGTCTGACCGGTTTGCCTTCGATACAGCGCTTATGCTAGAAGGCAGCGGAGAGACTTTAGACGAAGTAAAAGATCGGCATAATATTACTGCCGAAGATATACTTACGTTTAATAAAGATCCTATATTTCTTAAGAAGGTAACTTCTTATAGAGATGAGATTAAAGAAAAAGGCATGACTTTCAAATTGAAAGCTCGTGCTCAAGCAGAAGAACTACTAACAACCTCTTGGAGTTTAATCCACAGTCCAGATACTTCGGCTGCGGTTAAAGCTGACCTTATTAAATCCACAGTTAAGTGGGGTGGGCTTGAACCTAAGGGTGACGTTACAACGGAGGGTGCAGGTGGAGGAGTTAAAATTACAATCAATCTCGGAGGACAAGAACATCCAGCAACTGTTATTGACGCTGAAGCAGTTGAAGACGCAACAGCGATTGGAAGTTCTTAAAAAATTTACGGGTTCATACGAAGGTAGTAAGTCAACATCATTTGACACTATCTCAGACTATGATAATTTCACTTACAAATTAGTAAAACTAGGTATATCCTACAGAACTAAAATTCTGAAAAGAAAGAATATACCAACGCAGTATATAGTTATACTGTTAGAAAAGGAGGAAGCATGATTATATTTGGTCATACGCCTCGGGAATGGACGAGACGAGTAAGGTATCATAAGAAACCTATCATCGCTTGTATTGTTAGTTTCATTCTTGGCGCGGTTATTTTCTAATGGATATTGATTACACCCCTACAAAGACGTGTAAAGAATTTATGGCATCTGATTCAAAGATGCGTGTACTCATGGGGCCTGTTGGTTCGGGTAAATCAGTAGCCAGTTGTTTTGAAGTAATACGTCGAGCATCACAACAGGCTCCTAACAAACAAGGTATTCGTAAATCACGAGTAGCTATTGTCCGTGAAACTGCACGTCAGTTGCAGGATACGACAATTAAAACTTTTTTAGATTGGTTTCCAACGGGAGTGTGTGGAAACTTTATGCGTACTACTAAAACTTTTTTCTTTAAAGTTGGTGATGTTGAGTGTGAAGTAATGTTTCGTGCACTTGATGATGCTGACGATGTTGCAAACTTGAACTCACTTGAATTAACATTTGCATGGTTTAATGAGTGCAGAGATATACACCCAGATATTATGGACGCGATGTCAAAACGTATTGGTCGTTTCCCATCTGCTAAAGATGGTGGGCCATCATGGTTTGGTATGTGGGGTGACACTAACCCCCCGACTATGGATACTTGGTGGTACTATCAAATGGAAGGGCTTGATTCTAAAGATGGAGTTAGTCCTAATGATAACGGGTGGCAAGTATTTAAGCAGCCATCAGGTCGTAGTCCACACGCAGAAAATATAGAAAATTTACCTGAAGGTTATTATGATACTCAAGGTAGGTCAGATGAATACATTCGAGTTTATGTAGACGGGGAATACGGGTTAAGTTCTGCGGGACAACCTGTGTATAAATATTTTAGACCAGACTACCATATTGCAGCACAAACCCTACGTCCGATTATAAATGGTGTACGTCCAGTTGTAGTTGGTATGGATTTAGGCTTGACACCAGCGGCAGTAATAGGGCAACAAGATCCTCGCGGACGGACGTTGATTCTTGATGAGGCAGTAAGTTTCGATATGGGCATACAGCGTTTCGTCCGCACCATACTTAAACCATTAATCTTTGAACGCTTTAGTGGTGCACCTGTTATGGTTATTTGTGATCCAGCAGGTATACAACGTGCTCAAACTGATGAACGATCAGCAGTAGATATTATTAAAGCAGAAGGTTTGCGTGTTATGCCAGCTAAAACAAATAGCGTGTCAGCACGTTTGTCTTCAGTTGATGATTATTTAATGCGTCAGGTAGACGGCGATGCAGCTTTTCTACTTGATCCTAAATGTACACAACTTAAAGCAGCAATGATGGGAGGATATAGATTCCACAAAAAGAATGGCAACATAGAGAAAAATAAACATTCACATGTTGCAGAAGCGCTACAATATCTTATGCTGCATATTAATCACGCAAGTGATGCAGCATATACATTACAGAAAAGACAAGTCAAAAGGGTTGCGGCAGCGGGTTGGACTTGATATAATTCGCCTGTCACTTGATGTTTCATTCATGTTACTCCTTGTAGCCCCTGCTGGTTTGCCCCTAGCGGGGGTTACTTTTATGTTAGACAAACACAAACTTGTGTGTATACTATGATGTAATATATACTTATTGGAGGTTGTTTATGACTGATAGAGAGATGAAACTGCGAGAACAATATTTTGATGGGCCAGCTTCTGACAGTATGAGCCTTATGCAGTTCTTTCTGTCTAAAGGTTTTGACCCTAGAAAAGAAGCAAAGAAAAAATCTGGTGGTGGAACAATACCAAAATATAAAGATGGTGGTCTAGTACCAAAACAATTTAAAGGTTTTGCTAAGTTACCAGAGTCTGTTCAAAAGAAGATAGATCCAAAGTTGGCAAAAAAGGTTTAGGAGGTTATTATGAAAGGAAGTTGTGGTCAAGGTAAACCTTACATGAAAATTGAATTACCAGTTAGGGAATACAAAGACGGCGGTGTAGTTTACACTGACAAAAATGATCCTGATGATAAAGTTAAAATGAAGGATCTTGAAGTTATGGAAAAAAAGAATAAAGATAAAGAGAAAAAATATTAGAGGTATAATACGGTAATGCTACAAGTAATCGATAATGCGACTCTTGTTAAGCAAGAGAAAGAGCTACGAGATAAAGCGCTCGCTGATCGTCAGGCGGATAGCGTTGTACTTGGTATTACATCTCATCTACGAACATGTTGGGACGCAGCTAAGCGTTCTAAGAAACCACTTGAAACAGTTATGCTCAAAGCTTTACGTCAACGTAATGGTGAGTATGAAGCAGATAAATTACAACAGATTCATCAGCAAGGCGGTTCTGACATCTACATGATGATAACAGAAGTTAAGTGTCGTGCTGCTGAAAGTTGGTTGCGTGATATTCTTCTTGACCAAGGAACTCCCCCTTGGGATTTGCAACCAACGCCTATTCCAGATTTGTCTCCTGACCAAACTGCAGAACTACAAAATGTATTTGCAGCAGAAGTTGTGAAGATGATTGAGCAACATCAGAAAGCACCAACACCTGATGACATTGCTGAAATGAAAGAGATGTTAACACAAGATTATAGATTTAAACTTTTGCAAGATGCAGATAACCGTGCAAGAAAAATGAAAGTAAAAATTTCAGATCAGTTTGCACAAGGTGGTTGGGGAGAATCATTTAACGATTTTATTACTGACTTAGTTACTTACCCATGTGCTTTCTTGAAAGGCCCTGTTGTTCGTAGGCAACGTAAGTTAGTTTACACAAAAGATGAAATGGGTAGAACTACTGTAGAAGCTGGTGAAGTTATTGCTCCAGAATTTGAAAGAGTTGATCCATTTAAAATATATCCAGAACCCGGTATTACTAATATACGGGATGGATATTTATTTGAACATCATCCACTAAGTCGTACTGAACTTGCAGATATGATTGGAGTTCCCGGTTACGATGAAGATGCAATTAGAAAAGTTTTAGAAGTTGGTAACGGTCAATCATGGATCAACGAAGATGTTGAGATGATGAAAGACGAAGAAGAACGTAAGTTCCATACCGAGTCTAGACCTACCGACATTTATGACGCTCTAGAGTTCTGGGGTAAAGTCAGCGGTAAGATGCTTGTCGAATGGGGAATGGATGAAGAAGAAATTGAAGATCAAGCTCGTGAATATGATGCGAATGTTTGGATTGTAGGTAACTATGTTATCAAAGCAGTTCTTAACTATGATCCCCTTGGTGAAAAACCTTACGCCAAAACTTCCTTTATTAAGTCTCCGGGGGCGTTTTGGGGTAAGGGGATTCCCGAAATTATTGAAGACATACAAGGTGTATGTAACGCATCAGCTCGTGCACTAATTAATAATATGGGTATTTCATCAGGCCCTCAAGTTGAAGTAAACCTTGAACGTATTCCACCTAATGAAGATATTACTCAATTACATCCTTGGAAGATATGGCAAGTAACTAATGATCCGTTTGGTTCTAGTTCTCCTGCAGTCCGATTTACACAACCAGATGATAACGCTAATACGTTAATGGCTGTATATGATAAGTTTAGTAAATTAGCTGACGACCATTCAGGCATCCCCTCTTATGTTTATGGTGACTTGAATGTGTCAGGGGCAGGACGTACAGCATCGGGGTTATCAATGTTAATGGGGTCAGCTGGTAAGGGGATACGTCAAGTAGTAATGCACATTGATAATGATGTAATCAAACCAGTTGTTCATCGACAGTTTGTTTATAACATGCGGTATGATGAAGATGAAAGTATTAAAGGCGATGTTGATATTATGCCTAGAGGAGCAGTTAACTTAGCTGTTAAAGAAACTGTCAACATGCGTCGAATAGAATTTCTTAATGCAACAGCCAACGAAATGGATATGCAGATTGTTGGTAAGGAAGGCCGTGCCGCGATTCTTCGCGAGATTGCCAAAGGGTTGCAAATGCCTGTGGATGATATTGTTCCATCTCGGGAAAAAGCTAGTCATGATGAGAAGATAAATGCTGAGATGATGAAAGCTCAGCAGCAAGCAGAAATGCAAGCACAAGCTGCTCAACCTGACGGTTCTCCCAAAGGTGGAATGGAAGCAAACACAGTTGGTAACGGTGGCGCTGGGAGGTCAAGATGAAACGGCCTAGTCCAGAAGTTATCAAAGCGTTAGCTAACACTGTACGTCAATACCCGGAAGTCTTAGAGTGGCTTGAAGGATGGAGTACAGAGGAGTTATCGCGGCTACCAAACGCTACACAGAATACGGCACTTGCACAGGGGCGGTGTCAGATTTTGATAGAGCTAAGTAAGCTCGTAAAAGAGTCCCCTGAAACGGCGGCAAAGTCATGACAAGGACAGCTGCTTTTAATTACGCACACCGATAGGAGCGATTATGGGAATACCAAAGCAAGTTCAGAAACAGTCTGAGGAAGTACAAGAGTTGTATAAAGAGTTAAACGGCGAAACAGAAACAGCACAGGT